TGGATAAGTCTGTGGATAATGTTGATAACTGGGAGTTTGGGGAGTTTGGGAGTTTGGGGGAATAGAATGGCCTACTGATCAACCGAGGAAAGACTAAACCCCATTACCATCTCCTTTTGGGGCAAGAGCCGAATAACTCCGTTTATCTTGCCCCTTTTACCATGCCATGTGGCGAACCATGTGGTCTGATAGGTAATCTTATGCTCGAATTGTGGTGAAGACCACGCTTCTGGTCAGTTTCCTAACTGTTCCGCAAAATGAGAAACAGAGTGATTGATATCCCGGCTTAAAAAACATCAATCAGTAGTATCAAATACCTTTACTCTATTTCTACTCTCATTATACAACGAATCCAAATTCAAGGCAACAGCTAATTCAACAATCTTGTGGATAACATTTTTCCTGAAGACAGGCGCCCGGCGCCCGGTCCCACCAGCTCCAGCTCCGCGAATCATGAACGTTGGTTCAATTGGGGAGTTTGGGAGTTTGGGGAGTTACAGAATCGCCGTGAGTACGAAGTATATTATGACGAGGACCAAGGCCCACTTCAATGGTATGAGTAATCCAAGTAACCAGTCCATTCTTTTCCTTTCTATTTCCTGCAGCTCCTGGTGCACAGGACTGGCAGCTTCCGCCTTCCTGGATCCTGAACTTATTTTCAAGGTTTTCCGGGAGTTTCGACGTCTCATCCTGTAATATAATACCTGTCCTGACGCATGTCAAGAGCCCGGGCGAAAAATATTTGGCGGAATTCAGCCACTTCTCCAGATGAGATCCGTGAGCTTTTCCCGGGCGCCCCGGTGCGTCCCAGCTGCCGATCAAAAAACCGCGGAAAACGGGTATTTTATTATAGGGGAGTTTGGGAGTTTGACCATAAACGCCCGGCGCCCGCTGCGGGCCCGGGAGACACTTACCCACAGGTTATCCACAGGTTATTAACAATGGGGGAGTTTGGGAGTTTGAACCGAACTCCCCCTTGGAGTATGACTTAATGCTCTTGTGGTCTGAACAAGTCCTTGACTTGTTGACCGAATCCTCTCTCGAGCTCCTCGGCTTGTGATTCTGCTCGTTTTGCGTTGCGTGTCATAACGGGAACAACCCCGTCATAATGATTCGCAATTCGTTTTAATGTTTCGCCATTATCTTCAATGGCTTCAGCAACTCTGTTGAGTGCTTGTGCTATTGTATCATCTACAACCATATATACTCCATTTCTAATTCTTAATGAATTAACAGTATTATACCATTTTCTTATCCACAAAGCAAGAACTCATTTGAACTATTTTTCCTGTCAGGACTGGGCGGATGCCCGGGCCCCGGACAAACAGGACTGGCTGGAGATCCACGCAAAAAGTATAGGTTTTCTGGGGAGTTTGGGAGTTTTGAACTTGCACAGGAACCTGCTGCGCCCCGGGCATCCAGACAGGGATCACGAAAAAATGGCTGATTAGTTATGTTTATTGGGGAGTTTGGGAGTTTGAAGCACTCTTCCCTGGGCGCCCCGGTAGACAGGATGGACTTATCCACAGGTTATGCACAGGTTATACACATTGGGGAGTTTGGGAGTTTGCGACAATTTGCCGCAGGTCGAGGTCCTCGAGCCTTCCCTCGTATAACCCGGGCACTTGGTCCACGGTCTTTTGGCCGAGGTGCTCGGTCCATTCGCCGTGAAACAGTTTGACCTTGTTGTCCTTGAGCCCCCCAACCAGGATATAAACTGGAGCACCGTGAATGTAATGGATCGTATTCCATGCCCTTTGGAAGACTGAAAACTTTATCTTTTTATTAGGCTGTATTATCTTCAGCTCAACAGTGAAGAATCCTGTAACATTGTGAAATATTACGCAATCCGGGAATCCGGGAGTAACATAGCTTTCAAGGCGTGAAACAATATAGTCACCACTTTTTAATAACTTCCTGAAACTCTTCCAAAGCCTTGTTTCCGGCTTTACGGTCATACTTCGTTTTGTCTTTTACTATCTTCTGCTTGTACTGGGGTGATGTCCTTAAGTCCCTCGCTACCGGATTTCTCTTCGACCGAAAGGACAGTTTTATCTCCCTCTTTTTTAAATTTTCCATCCAATCCCAACTCCTTCAGTTGTTTTAAAACGTCTTCACGGGACATAGAATCAATACTTCCTGTCCTGATTTCTTTGCGGTCAATGTACAGTCCCGCAGCCTGCCCTCGCAGGCGCTCAGCATTAACAGCAGCACTAAAAGACTTTTCCACCAGTGACTTCTCACGAAGCCTTGCCAACTCCTGTACGTGCTTCTGTAACTTGACTTCATGTGTTTTCTCCAGTTCAGCCCTTCGCTTGAGAACCGCGTCCACCACCTTTGGGTATCTCTTGCCGTTCAGCAACTGGGAAGAGGTAACGTTGGCTGACGCCTCCGAGTATCCTGCCTGTCTTGCGCATTCCGTTGGAGTCAAACGACCCTCGTTCTCGGCGTAGATCTTGACAAACACACGCTGCTTGTCAGTGAGCCCGTCACTCCGAATTGGGTGTTTTAGGGCCCCTCCGCTCTGCCTTGTTTTTGCCACAATGGTGGCACCACTGGTGTCACCTCTCAGCCTTTCATCGACCATCGAATTCCCCGCTCTATAGTTGAGTTTTTACTCATTTGTTTTATTATTTGTAACAAAAGTTGCTTGCGTCGTTTAGAGTAGTGCCACCTTGGTGCCACCATATAAACGATTGATTTATAAAGGTTAATCAGGAAAGGTGGCACGGTGGCACCATATCCCGGTCTTTTTAAAAATAAAAAAAACATTTTAGCAAAATATACACTATAGGGACCACATTACAAGATGAAAAGTGACCGATTTGCGCCATTCCGTTTTCCTATCCAGTGTCGCCTTATCAATTGGTGAATCAGGGCATGTATTGGAGCCTTGGACCGCGATCCATTAAGCTGCTTCAGTTCCTCGTAGGACGGCGAGTGCCTGTTCGCCTTTATGAAGTCCTTGATGATGTTATAAAGCTTCTTCTGCTTGGGTGTAAGCCCCTCCCTAGACTGTGTATTTTTCTCCTGTGCTTCCATTGATGTATACCTCCTTCTTGCGGCTTGGGAATTCATCGTATCCTTTCGCGTTTGGGTGTCCGTGATAATCCTTCCTTACCTTAGCATACATTTCGTTTGGACCCAACTCCTGAATTGTTTCGGGCGTGATTGAGTCGTACAGCTCACGCTGCAGCTTTTTTTCCTCCGCGTTCAGTTTCTTTGGTCTGTAGTTGTTGTACCCAAGCTTGGCCCACGTTATCCTGATCCCAGGAGGTGGCCTGTTCAGCGTCACGCCGGCCCTGTTCTGGTGCGACCCCGTCCACGTTCCTGGGGCGTAGTGCTTGTCCATCACGTAGTTGTAGCAGTCCTCGTTGGATCCGAACTGAACAATCTCCTTGCTCAGCAGCTCGGCGTCCTTCCACACGTTAATCTCGTATTTGTCCATAGCTCACTTCCAGATATTCTATTTTCTTCACCCAACCCTTCGGGATTGTTATGTACCGTCCGCCTTCCTTGTCCTCTTCCTTTGTCTCCTGCGGATCGGCGCACCAGGATCCCATGATGGTGACCCTGAGGTCATCATCCCTGATCATCCATCCAATGTCAATGCACGTTGCCAGCTTGGCGTCGCGCATTTTCCCAAGGGGCACCCATCCGGTGTCACCGTCCATGGCGTCCATCCACGTGATGCGCACCATCGGCCAGCAGTCCGGATATTTACTCGATGGTAAACTGCTCTTCCGTTCCGTCTTCTCTTCGCTCGAATTTTGCGTTGTCATCATCGTCCCTGTGCCTGTGTCCTTCCGTTACAACTTCCATGATCTGGTCTCTGGTTTGCAGCCTTACCTCATAATCCTGGAATACCACCACCCAGAAGCGGGCTTCCCCACCCTGGTTCGTCCTGGCTTTTCCCGCCTTGAAGTTTTCCACCGTCTTGCGGAAACCCATGGACAGGAGTTCCTGTAACCTTGACTTGAACAGCACGCGATCCGACATGTCCTCAAACCGAACGTACCAGGAGGGTTTTTCCGTCAGCCCCGTCTTGGGGTTGATGGTGCCGTCCTCCACCTGGTGCATATCTATGATCTTCAGTGTTGCCATCAGTTTACCGTGTCCTTGTTGTTCCAGTTGTGCGCCGCCTCGCGGTATTTCTCCTGGAGTTCCTCTTCGTTAAACCCGGAAAGGACTTTCCCCTTCCTTCGCTCCTGATAACCCTTCGCAAAGTCATCAATGATCTCCATAAGCATGAGCGTCGGAAACTGCACCCCGTGCACCTTGGTTGCGCTCAGCTTTCCAAGCGTCTCCTGGAAATTGTCGCCTTCCTCCTCGCACTTGCGGAGAGTTTCCCTAATCTCTTTTGTTGCCCTTAACAATTCTTGCATTTTTTATCCTTATTCCCTTCTCGTCCGCCGCCTTCTTGATTATGTGCATCATTTCCTGTCCCGGTCCGCGGTGCATGCTCTCCCCCATCCGCACCAACGCGTCATAGTAGGGGATCCTTATCGCCACGGACTTGTATTTCGTGGTGTCAACCATGTGCTTTCATTCTCCGATCTTCCCGTGTCTTGATGAAATGGCAAGGATTTGCGCACAGCAGTTGAAACTCGGCTCTCTTGTCATGAAAATTGGAAAAAACACCGTAGTTGCCTGCCAAGAGGGTAAGTTTACCGTGGCGCATTTTAAACTCCTCGTATATTTCATTGAAAGTTGGATCAATGTGGTCGAGATGGAGTGGATTATCATAATTTCCTTCCGCGCCACAATAATTGCAGACGTAGTTATTGTCCTTCAATTTGAATTTAACATAGGATGAATTAATTTTTTGTCGCAATTTTGCCTTGCAAACGGCGTCCTGATCAGCGAAACACGTAAAAACGTGCTTCCTGTTGATTGGCAAAAATTGATTTGAATTAAAGGGAGCGTATGACAGGGGATAATTACTTCCTGTTTGACTAAAATTTCGTATTCCCCATTTTCTGGGTTTCCTGTGCAAACGATAAAATTTCAAATAATCATCGTCGTCCACCAAGTAATGATCGTATATGTAGTTAAACCAGGATTGTTGTTCGTCATCAAAAACAAAAAGCTCCCCTTTTTTTCCTGTCTTGTTCGGATTTTCCCACTCTATGCCTGCAATTAATTTTTTATATAATCTGTTGCACGAAGTGTAAGTTGAATGCCATTCGCCAAACCAAAATTTCCTTTTCATTACGCGTTGATCCCCTTCACCGGTCCGTCCAGCTTGAAGTGCACGTTGAACGCCATTGATCGTCTTTCACCATCGGACCTAAACGGGTAGACCTGGTGTGCCAGCCAGGACGGAAACAGATAGAAATCCCCAACCACTGGCTTCACGATGTAACTGTGCCTTGCGAAGTGGTTCGGAAGCGATCCGAGGAATTCCAGGCATCCGGCCGTTGGATGGTGGTCCTCCTTCTCATATTCCTCCTTGAACTTCGGTGGTATTTTCAGGAACGCCACCCCGGAGAGGTTGGCGTCATGTATGTGTATGGGATTGAAGTCCCCCGCAACCTGACTGACCACCCACACGCTGAATGATACCTGTGCCTTGTCGTTCAGCCCTTCCGGGAGAACGCGCTTGATGTACTCATGTGACATGGCAACAAGAAACTCGGGAAAACCCTTGATCTCGTTGTGGTTGATCGCGACCTCCTTCCTGACATTCCCCGCCAGGTTGTGACTCCAGTCACGCTCCCTGCTCAGCTTTTCGTCATGCAGGATTTCGTCCGCCTGCGCGTTGAGAAGGTTGACATAGCCCTGCGGCATGCTGACCTTCAGGATGCTCGGTCCGAACGGCTGGTAGATGTCATACTGCAGCTCCTTCTCAGTCACCGTTCGTTCCTTCCCAGTCGAAGTCATATTCCGCGTCCTCAAACTCCTCCTCGTCAATGATCTCCTCGATTTTCTCGACGATCGCTTCCTCCTTCGCGTGAAGCGCCTCGAGCTTGGTGAGCTCCTTCCTTATTTTTTCAAGGGGCGTCAGTTTCTTTCTTGTCTTTGCTTTTTTCTTCGTCTTCTTTTTTGCCATTTTTATCTCCCGTGGTTAATCCAACTTCTGTATGCTCTCGATCCACTCCCTGATGAGCGGCTTTCCCAGCTGCAATGGACCCTGTAAATACTGTCCTGATCCGTCACTGCCGACAAACTTCAGTGTTCTTATCATTGCGTCTTCCTCGTTCTTGGCGCGTATCGTATAAGCGAACGTATATTCCCTTTTTGTAACAATGCGGTAGGTGTTCTTCTCCTCGCCCTTTTCAACATGGAACGTATCCATCCCGCCAACGCGTTTTTCAATCTTGCCTTCCTGCGGCCTTTCGAACTTGACCCTGGGCTGCTTGTGTTTCCTTGCGTCCTCAAGTGCCTGCTTGGCCCGTTTCTCACGAATCTTGTTTCGCTCGGACTGTATGTGTTTTTCCTTCTGCTCATTCATCTTTCACGACAGAACGCCTATGATCCACAGTGTTCCGAAACATATGTAAAAAATTGTTACCGGTTCCATGTTACCTCTTCACCGCCGCAATTTCGTCCCGGAAGTCGCCCCAGCGGTACTGTTCCATGATGGCGTCCTCAATCCCGTATTCGTAGCGGCGGGTGAGGATCGTGTAAACCCTCTCCCACCTCTTGCGATCGAGCAACTCCTGCTTTGTCCTGGGATTGCGCAACGCTTTCTGTCCAAGACGCTTCTTTTCCTTTAGTAACCTGTTGTATAAACTCATAATACCGCACACTTGGAAAGGGACCACATGATTATTGTTATGAGACCCACCCAAAAAATTAACTGTCCCAGCATCCATCCAATCACAGGATCACCGTCAGTATGAATATCAGCAGTGATATTTTTATTGGCACGACCAAAAACCAGAACACCGTCCACGTCATGTTCGCACCGCAATGTATTCGTAGTCAAAGTTGTCATGCTTTTTCTGCACCATCGTGATGAGGCTTCGGTCACACGCCCTTCGAACGTGCCTCGCCAGTTTTTCCACCCTCTTTAAGTCCAGTGTGGGGGAGAGCTTCTGCTCGTTGGGCGCGAAGATGAATCCCCTGTAATAGGAAATCTTCTGCCCCCTGCGTGACTTTCCCAGCCACTCGTCAAACTTCTTCAGGCTTATCACAATGTTGTCCAACTCTCCTTGTGTCAGGAAACTTTTAGGCTTCTTGCTAAAAATTCCCCCCTTTGTATATGTTCTCGTCATCTCAATTCTTTCATCTTTGCGGGTAGGCCAACCTTGTGGGACATTGACCTACCCTAGGTAACTATAATATGTCTAACTATTATAATAGCCCATATTATACAGTATATCATGGGATAAATCAAGTAAATAATCATGGCGGAAAACAGCCAAAAACACGTGTCAAGCAAAAAAACATTTTGTTGTTGCATAAATACAACAGTAATTGTATAACTAAATCCTCAACTTCATTTCATCTCGGTGGACTCTCCCTGCACATTCGTTGCGGGGGAGTCCCTTTTTTAAGGACTAAACTGGTGGCGGCAGGAATCAGAAATATCTGGTATAAATTCAAAAAATGGTTAAGATACCACCCCGAGAAACACTATTTCAAAGGAAAATAATGGTCAAGATATTTTTTTTGCTGATGATAATGTCATCACCAAACCAGACCACCGTCAAGTACAACGCGTCCATTTACCCATCGGAAGTGCTGTGCATAAAGGCGAAGGAGGGTTATATGGAGGCATATGAGCAAAGTATAGACAAGGACAGCATGAAAACGGAAGCTTTCTGCATACCTTTTGAATCCTTCCCCATTCTGGGGATGACTGACACCACAACAGGTGCATGAAAATTATCATTTTACTGACGGCCCTATTTATGATAGGATGCGTCAATACGGATCGTCTCAATGTCAGGCCGTCAAAGACAAGCGTAACATATGGATCAACAATAACAACAAATGACACAGCCAAAGACGCGAAAAATGACAGTACGACAACTTCAGACTCAGACAAGAGATCCTGGACAATTAAACAAGAATTTTTATGGGAGTAGACAATGAACGGACTTAAAATATCATTCGCCGTCGTGGCCTTTGTCCTCGTTCAGGGGATAGGCGTCATATGGTACATTTCGAAATTGGATTCGCGGGTGGACCAGATGTACAAAAGCTTCGAGGAGGCGAACAGAAAGGACGTGATCGAGAATCAGGTCAAAATGAAACTGGATTTGGAGAATATTATAACCGAAGTTAAGGAATTAAAACAGGTTGTAAAGAAGCTTAAAAACAAGGACGCTGACATACAGAAGACCAACAAAAAAATAATTCGCCAGCATGACCGCCTGTTCGAGCTAATCGAAGGGTCCAATAACTCAAATTCCAGTTCAAATTATTCTTACGGGGACTAAATGGCTAACGATCGACTAGATGTATCGGACCGAACAGCGATCAGCATGCCCATGCGCAACCTTTTGGCCATACTTTCGGCCACAGCGGTTGGCGTCTGGGCCTTCTTCGGGATCCAGGAGCGCCTGAATACGCTGGAAACTCGTGTAACGCTGTCCGAGTCAGACCTCACTAAAAACACGGAATTTAGAATTGGCTGGCCCAGGGGCGAAATGGGCGCATTGCCCGCGGACGCTCAGCAGGATTTATTAATTGAGTTCCTGTCCGGACAATTAGAGGCTATGATGGAAGACATGGAGTCGATGATGTCAAATACCGTGAATATAAAGAGGGCACAGCACGACATAGAACGCTTGCTTGATGACGTGGAAAAGCTCAAGGACAAGCTGAGGGAGAATGGAAATGGAAGTAATTAGCGTCATAGTCATGTTCATATTTGGCAATATGAACGATCAGGAGCACAGGATGACACAGTATGTCCCCATGGAATCACTGTCCACGTGCATGAAGGAAGTTAGAATTCTAAAGAAAAAGGAAACGGACTATACAAAGAACGCATTCTGCGGACCCGCGTTGGTGGAATTGAGTGGTGACGGGGAAATACTGACATTGCATACTGAGATCCCAGAGGGAGCGAAGATGGTGCGGAAGAAAATAAGCAAGGAAGCATTTGAAAGATGGACTCTTAGGTCCAAGGAGAAATGGAATAGCAACAAATGATAAGAGAATATTTACCGCTTATAATGACGGTACTGGCACTTGTGGCGGTGGCATGGTTGTTAAACCAATGATAACGCTTCTCGCCGCCCGTATCCCTGAATTTTTTTCAGCATCGAATAAACCCCGTTCCTCCGACCAGGAGTCAAGAGGGTATCCAGTTTTAAATCGTCTAAAGCTTTGGTGTCGAAGGATATTATATCGTTTCCTGTAGATCCACTAAAGACATCCGCCAGCAACGAAACCATGCCCTTTGAAATCAAGGCGGCTGAATCAGAGCTGAAATACAGCTTGCCGTCCGTGTGATACCCCGGAACCAACCACGTTTGTGACTGGCAGCCTGGGACCTCGAACTCCGGTAACCTGAGTTCGTCCACCAGTCCCTCATTCTTCTTTCCAAACTCCATGAGCCACAGGTACTTGTCCTGCATCTCAGGAATCTCATTTAGTATGTCAACATACCTCTTCAGCTTTTCCTGGATCAAGTGACACGTCCCGTCCTCTTGCATTCATAGCAGAAACGGTCAAACCGACTTGACCTGGTAAAGGTCTTCGAGCATACGTAGCATTGCATTTCACCCAGGGAGGGATCACGTTTGAACCTGTGCCTGATCTTTGACACCGTGTATTTTGAATCTGTGGGGGGAACGTATCCGTTCCTAACCTTGTCACGGTACAGAGCGCCGAGGACGGCGTTCTTTGTGGTGTTAAAAATTTTCCCCACCGTGCTGGCGGTGAAATTGTGCGCCATCAGGTACTTGGCGTCATCCAGCTGTGAGTCAGTCCATTTCCTTTGCGGTCCCGGTCTAGCCATGCTTGTATCTCCTTTCATTTCTCTTGTTCCATCTTTTATTCCATGCCCAGCAACTGAGCGAGCCGCCATAATGCTCGCACACGGCATAGAAGTGATCCTTGACCCAAAACACTAAATTACCCGGGTAGAATCGTACCACCCAACCCCTTAAAGCCCGATATAGGCGCGATATGAGCTTTTTTATTTGGCTGAATACCGTCGTTTCCTCTCCTGGGTCCCAAACCTCCATTATTTGTCTTTTTTGGGTTTTTCAGGGTTATTTAGGAAGTCATCACACAGTTGAACCGCTCCGGCTATGCCATTCAGCTGTGCCTGCATGTTCACGATCGCTGTTCTGCCCTCGTCCAGTTTATCCTTGAGGGTGTTGTATTGCTTCACAAGCATTTCCTTTTTCTTTTTTATGTCTTCTGGTGTCATTATTTTCTCCTCACCTTTAGTCCCAAACGAACGCGCCTTCGGTTCTTTCTCTTATTAGATCCAACCTTTCGCCTTCCCTTGTGTTTCTTTCTCTTCAAGTCAGCCTTGCTCATCAAGGCCCTACGTATTTCTCTTTGTGCTTTTCAGAAATTTCCAAAGAGCAATTCGGACCGCACAGAAAGTTAATTTTATGTTCAAGAGAAGGATACCACGATTTAGAGAGCGTATATTTCCATTCATTCCCGTCAAACCATTCATCACAGTTGAAACACTTGAATTCAGGCGCCGTACCGCCTTTGGGTCCCGGTCGCACGCTCTTCGGATCATAGTCCTCGCCTTTCTTATACCCCACAAAGGCCTTCGCATTCATCGGCGAATTCCGGATCAAATGTCTCTCCGAAAAGGTCCTTTTGTTTTGGCTTCTCCTGGAAGTCTATGGTTCTCAATGGAACCGCTGACTTGTGCAGAAACAGTTCTGCTTCCGTGTTCTTCAGTCCATGCCTTATCTTGTCATCAACCTCGCACGCGTCCTCAAAGTCCACTGGATAGTTCTTCTGCATGTTCTTCCACTGGTCATTGTGATGGTATGGGCACCCTATGCAGGACGATTTCCCCGGCATTGGATGTTTTTTCATGTCACGGTACCATTGCAGGCAGTCCGCCCTTGACATTTTCATTTCAATGAGTGGCCACCTGGATTCAAGCCAGTACATCCTTGCCTTCTTCATTCGCATCGCCTCGTCAGTTGATATGCCAATCCACTGTTCGACAATTGTTCCTTTCTTGACTCTATGTCTAGGTTTAATTCCTAAAATCTCCCGCATCTTTTTCTGTATGGGAATGACCTTGTAATCGTGCGTGCATTGCCTGTAAAGCATTCCAACCTTTCCACCGGGACGTGCCGCAAACAGTGGGGGATTGGGCACGCGTCCGGCGAAAGACTTCCACTCATCATTTGACCCCTTAATGGGGTTCGCCGCTCGAATAAGATCCTCACGGATGTTGCTTCGTTCAACGGTAATGATGGGGCAGATCGTTATTGCCTTCTTGAGGTATTCAACGTGTTCGTAAACGAATGAGGGTTCCCATCCGGTGTCGGCAAAGATCATGTAGTCCGGTTTGTGTTTTGTCAGTCCTTCCTGCGCCATGAGTGCGAGACAGGAAGACTGTACCCCCGCGCCGAGCGATAAAATACGCATTGTTGGTTCTTTTTTCTTTCCTTCCTCGTCAAAATACTCCGGCTCCTTTGTGGCAGCCACAGCCGCCATTGTGTTAAGCTGTTTCTTATTGGGCTTAAGCTTTGTAGACATTTCCTCCAAAAGCTTGCGCCTTTCGTATTCCATTTGTTCCGGGTTGATCGCAAATCCATGTTTCACTCCGTCGGTTCGTTTCTTTCCCTGAGCTCGGTACCCGGGTTTTTGGCTATTATTCATAGTTTTTTAGTTCTCTCAATGTTCGGATTATTTTTTGCGTATAATACACGTCTTCAGCGTAAATTGCAAGTGTCGCGGCCAACCTTTCCGGGTCCATTATGTCGCTGATATACTGCATTAATCTCTCTTCCCTGAAGTCACCATAATGGTGGCTATTGTTCAGCAAATCAATATAGTAGGATATGGATTCACACTTGGTTTCAAAGATCCTGAGCCCCCAGCTCGAATTAGGTATATTAATGGGCTTCATTTGGTCATCTGCTGGATCAAACGTGCGAATCCCCATAAGGTTGTTGCCTTCAACGGCAAACCTGGAGCGACCCCATTCGGATTCATGAATGGCTTGCGCCACAACCAAATCAACTGGTACCCTTTCCCATTCATTCTCCATTGAATTCAGGTGAAGGGTGCACGCCGTAACGACCTTGATGAATTCCTCGTTGCTGGTGTAGTTCATTTCCGGGCTGAAGTTAAAACAGATTAACAGTACTGAGCAGATCCAGTTCATCCACCCCAACTTTCGCTTATTTCAGTGTCCACTTTCGATGGAACTTCCAGTTCAATGCAATTTTCCATTATTTCCTTTATTTGTTTTCCCATCTTTTCATCCCTGACGGAACAGTCCAGTTCATCATGAACCTGTATGAGAGGGATAATTCCCAGTTCCTCATACACGTCAACCATTGCTTTTTTGGTCTGGTCCGCGGCTGACCCCTGAATCAGTCTGTTCAACGCCTTATAGGTATAGGCTCTTTTGATTGCAAATCCATGTTCAGTCTGCGCCTGATTCAATGGCAGTGCCTTGTGCACCCCCCACTGGGTGGGCTCCCACAGGTCAAAACGGCATTTACGACCAAGCAGAGTCCTGATAACTCCCTTGCTGTTGGCACGGTTCATCACCGCTTCCAGCATTCCCTTCATGAACGGTACCTTGGCGTGGAAGTCCAGTAACATTTTCTTGGCTTCCTGCGGTTCCATATCAAGCTCACGGGCCAGTTTGTGATATCCCATGCCGTACATGACGCCTAGTCCGATAGTCTTCGCAAGGCTTCTCTGAACTCCTGCCATGTCCGCTGTTTGTTGATGAAAGTCGAGGTCTTTTTCAAGGTATGCTTCCTGTACTTCCCTAGAACCTGGTTGCTTGACAAGTCGTGCGAAATGGGTGAGTAGTCTTGGCTCTTGCTGTGAGTAGTCCGCCTTGAGCCAGTATTCTCCTGTTTCCGGAATGAAGATTTTCCTAATGTCTTTCGCGAACTGGCCTCTGCTAGGGATTTGCTGAAGATTAGGATGATTATAAGAAAAGCGACCAGTGACAGTACCTCCACTGTCAGACCTAATTTGGTTAATGTGGGCATGTATTCTTCCCTCCTTACTATGATTTAAGAGACCTTGCAGGAAAGTCCCCCTTAGTTTGTTTAGTTCCCTCGCCTGCATGATTAATCGGGGAAGCTCATGTGGATGGTCCGTCAGGAACATCTTGGTGAATGATGGTGAATTGGTCTTTTCCGTTCTTTCATACGGCAAGTTCAACGAATCAAAAGCTTTTGATATTGAAGCCGCTGCCCATATCTCCACATTAAGGTTTGTGAGATCCTTTATTCTCTTCAGTAATTTCTTTTCCTTGTTCTTAAATCGTTCTATTAGATTCACTGCGCTGTAGGTATCTATACGTACCCCTTGTTTGGTCATTTGGAAAATAACATTGATTAATCGGCATTCTATGTCATATACTGTCTGTAAATTATCCTTGGTAATTTCCCATGACAGTTTTTCATGAAGTTTTAATGTTAACCTTGCATCTTTTTCAGCGTATTCTCCAACAAATTGTGCCGGTAATTTGTACATTTCATTCTTCGGGTCTACTCCAAACGCATCTGCGGCTTCCCGTAATTTTGTTTCATTTTTTCTCTCCCCTAGGTACTCTCCTGAAATGCTATTTAATGTATAGGAAAACCGGTTCTCATCAATGAGCGCCATGGCAACCATTGTATCATGTATTCTTCCCTTGACTTCTATTCCCAGTGTTGAGAGCCAACCGATATCATACTGGGCATTGTGAAACACTTTGTCAATTGAACCGTCTTCACATATGGACTTAACATACTTAAGTACTTTCTTCTTATCCATATTTCCCCCACCTTCGTGAGCGATCGGATAGTATCCCGTAAAACCATTGGACGAGACTGCAATTCCAATAACCTGTCCCCTTTGAGTGGGCCATCCTGGTCCTTCCTTAATTAATTCTGGATCACATGTTTCCAAGTCAATGGCTACTTTATTATGTGTGGTCAAATCAGGGAAGGTAGTAGGTGCCACCCATTCCGAATTAATTTCCTTGAACATATCTCTCATCATTTATTCATCTCCTTGTTTAATTTTTTAATGTGTTTCCTGGTTATTTCTCCTCTTATGTCTCCCCTGGATTTAGGATACTTATCCTCAAGTAATAGTTCAGCATAGTGGATAACTTTTTCCACATCCTGTCTTCCTCCCTTGATGCTGTGTCTGGTAATATACTTGACAATGTTTCCTTCATACCATCCAAGATTGTTCTTGACGATGTAATGGCTTGGCTGAACTGCCATTCTCTTGTAGTGATCCCCTCCTATCTGTTTTTTATGCGCACTCATATTATAAATCCTCCATATCTCTGCGGTTGTACTATATGTAGTGTATCTCTTGCCCGTGTAGCCCCTACATAGAATACACGTGTTTCATCATCTGCATTCACTTCCATAGCTTCCTGTGCTTTTCGTGGTAGGTCAGTAAGAAGCATAACATTGTCCGCTTCCCCTCCTTTGGCTCCATGAATGGTGCTTAAGTTAATCCTTGCCTCAGTGTCTCCTGAATTGTTTCTTGATTCCACTGCCCTTAAAAATTCTCTGTCCCTGTTACCCACCTTGTCAAAAGCCACGTCCCAAGGACGTCCTGCAACCAGTAATCCATGTTGCATAACCAACTCTTCCATTTCGTACTTTTCCTTGGCAGCTGTCTTCAGGTGCTTAAATCCCCTTTCAATTCCCACTTCCGTGGACATGTAGGAATAAATGGATTTTACTTCCGGCAACTCTATGTATTCCCCCTCGTTCAGTCTTTTCCATGCGTTAACCGCATTCAATAGCTTCTGCGATACGGGGAGCTCATTGTTTCTTTTGTATAATAGTCCCTGCAATCTCACGTCCCGTTCAATTTCATCCAGTAAATACTGTGTACGCGCCATTACCAGCCATGTTCCTTCACTCTTTAAATCAACACTCTCCGGATAGGAATGAAATTGGAGAAATCCTTCCTTGTTTGTTCCTCTCCAGCTCTTTGGCCTTCTGTTCCTCACCCTTCCAATAATCCTCTGTGAGAAATTCTGTACCACTCTTGGACATCTGTAGGACTGAGTGAGAACTTTGGTTTCTCCTGGCATGTTAATTAAATGCTCCACGTCAGCGCCGGCCCATCTGTAAATGGCTTGGTCATCATCACCGCTTATGAATATTTTATTTGAATTTTGAGAAATTTTGTCTACCATTCGCCACTGCAGCCGGCACAGATCCTGCGCCTCGTCCACGAACACCACGTCAAGCTTGGGAATCATTCCGGAATCCAGGTACATTTCTATCATGTCAGTGAAATCAAGCAGCTCTTTCTTCTTCTTGAATTCTTCCAGTGCTCGCTGTGCTCTTAACAATGCGTGCCAGGAAACATCTTGCAAATTGGAACTGTTGTAGTGATGCTCCAGCTCCATGCATTTCATTCTTGCAAGATTAACCTCGTTTATCAGTATGTTATCCGTTGTAACTATTCCACCGGATTCCTTTCCATCAGTGACAGATCTTAGATCCATCCCGAATGCCTGCGCAAACTCCTTGTAGTTATCCCTTGACATCACCTCTGACTTGGTCATGCCAAGCTGGTGAAACGCAAATGAATGCAGTGTTCTGAAATATGGCAAGTGCTGCTCTTCCAGCTTAAACTTCTTCATCGCCCGGTTACGTGCCTCGTTCGCCGCCTTCTTGGTGAACGCAACGAATGCAATCCGATCCGGCGGAGTTCCCCTGGCCAATTCCTCCTCCACAAGCTCCAAGAGGTTGTGTGTCTTGCCGGTTCCTGGTGGTCCAAGTATTATTTTAGTTTTCATTTATTTTCTCATATAC